TGCACTGAAGTACAGCCCGGTGTTGGTGTCGTCCGATCGACGAACTGCTGGTGCGCTCGCACTGCCTGCAGGAATACCAACATTTCCAGTAAATGTCGGACTAGCCAACGTTGCCAAACCAAGGTTGGTGGCAGACAAGGTTCCAACAGTTACGAAACCATCGTCCGCTGCATTGCGAATCTTGAGCGCATCATTAGAAGTATCAGCCCACCACATAAATGCAGTGGTTGTTGAAGGAGCTGCCGCTCCAGAGTTATTGCTATATAGCGCAGACAGGTTGCTGTTTATGTCAGCACGAACGTTGCTACCCGTGTCATTTGATATATTTTGATCGGCTTGGCTCATTTATCCTTTGCCGTAACCAGTAGCCGTATAATTCACAGTCTTTGCAATACGGTTATTACTTGAATTGTAGACCGACACGTCAAATCCAGTGGCTGACAAATTGTTTATGACGTAATAATCACCACTGGCATTAGTAGTAAAAACAATCCCAACAGAAGGGTCTGCTGCGAACTTATTGCCTGAACCAAAAGCAACAGACACATCAGCACTCGCGCTGGTCGTCACCGATCCAGTCACGGTGCGAATCGGCATGTTTGCAACTACCCGCAACTGGTCAACAGCAATCTGTTCGTCAATCGCACCAGTGGTGAACTCTGCCTTTAGCTTGAACGCACGAGCCTTGAACTCAGCGTTGTTGTAGCGGCGGTAGCTCGTATAGGTAGGAGATCCAGACGGGTCATCTTGTGTGGTCTGAATAAACAGCTTCACGTCTGGAGCGGTTGGCGCAGTTCCGTCAAAGTCAACGATCGCGTCGAAATCAGGTCGGTCATCCAAGCGGATGCCATATGGATAGAAGGCACGAGCACGAAGCGTGCTGTCCAGCTTGACGCTGAACACGTCTGAGAACGTTATCGGGTTGTTCTGAAACTCGTAGGTTCCGCTCGTAAAGAAGCCTTTGTTGCCCTCAAGGCCCATAACGCTGGTGTTGTCGGTGTCGTCCTCCATCAAGATCAACGTGTCATTCTCAGCAAGCATGTCGCCAACAGAGGCCGTCTCAACGCCAGGCTCAAAGTCCAGCTCTAATTCGTTTTGAGCTGTATCAACAACAAGGTTCGTTTTGGTGCCAGCAAACGACGGATCCTCTGTCTGTGAGCTGACGTTCTCAACGTTGTCTAGATCAGCCTTGGTGAATTCGATATAGGCCGCATCCAAACTCTCGCGGCCACCTGAATCGACGAACTTGATGCTGTACGTCCCGGGCTTGAGATCCTCGTAGGTTTCAGTTGCTGAGCCTGCAACATCATCAGAAATACTGGTGGACGTTGCCCAAGTCACGCCTGACAAATCAGGCGAATGACGCAACCGCACCACACCGCCAACACGCACATCGAGATCACTGGCTTGGTTCCAGCTCAGTCGAGCCTGGCCGTTGACCGGAATCATGCTGAACCCAGTCACATTGCTAGGTGCAGCAGTTTTACCGACAAGGATGAACGTGGCAGACGTGATTCGACTGCTCTTGTTCAGGTAATTGCGAGCTGAAATCTGCACATACAACGTGCCAGCACGCAGGTTCCGCAACGTGACAGATGGCGATGCTGTTTGGACCGTTTCCCAGTTGTCGTTGTCGATCCGGTACTGCACCCGGAAGTCGTTGACGTTTTGACGATCGTGGTTCCAGCTGATTGACGCACCAACAAACACACTGGAGCCGTCTTCATAAAGGAACTCCTCATTGTCGATGCTGTCCACCGGATTTGGAATGGCAGACAGATTGCTGATGCTGCGAGTCGTCAGCGAAACATCAGCTTCAACAGCGTCGTAAATCGTGCTGTTGTAAGCAATCGCGCTCACGCCATAAATGCCGTCCTCAGACTCAGCAACAGACGCAACGCGGAACTGCTGTGGTAGCAATTCTGTTGTCTGCACCATAAACACTGAGTTGGCTGCAGGTGCTTGGCTAAACGCAGAATCAACGTCAATGTCACACGTTCCATCAGCTTGAGGTTGGATGCCACCAACTGGGATGTCGCGTGTTTCAACAACACCTGTCGGCAGCATCACCGACAGCTTTGGACTGTTCTGTGCAGCCAGAGCAACGGTCAGGTCATTGCTGCTATCTGCTGTGATTTGCGTTGTCGTTGCAGACTGGATGCGACCAGAACGACGCGACCCAGCACGCGCTGGATCAGCAACGTCAATCACCATCCCAGGGCGCAACACAATGCCGCTTTCCAGTGCAACGCTGAACTGGACAGTCTCAGTCAGGTTCTGTTCAGACAGCAGCGCCCATTTACCGATCCGATGCGCTTGGCCTTGGCTGTAACAACCAATCGCCTTGATATCTTTTTTGATGATGCCGTATTTAGCAACAGCGTCATGGTCCTCAACGTATTCATATTCTTGATCGCCGCGAGTGTCGTAGGACTGCCAAGCCACAACAGCAACGGTGTGACGCGCTTTCTGAGACGTGCCTGAATACTCGAAGATGCCGTCAACAACGTTGCTTTGACCAATTAGGTATTGAGGATCAGCCGGTCTGTCTTGCAACAGCGTTAGAGATCCGGCGCTGTAGTACGAAATGCCACGGAAGATGGCTGTCATCTGCTGAATGACGTTGTAGACCTCGTCACGCTGGTTAATCAGCATGTTGCAGCTGAAACGTGGCTCTTGACCACCAGCACCATCTGAGACAAGAGCGTTGCAGTATTGGGACACTGCAAAAAAGTCGTACTTGTCGAGCGTGCCTTCAGGCACACCTGCGCCGTACCTCTCAGAAATCAACAGGTCATACAAAATCCACGCAGGATCTGAACACCAAGTAGCAGCTTGAAACTGGCCATTCCAGACGCCGGAATAAGTCAAGCGCCCCAAGTGTGTAGTTGTATCTACGGTCGCGTTGCTTGGAATCTTGACCTTGATCCCACGAATTAGATATTTGCGAGACGGGATGTTGCTGAACTGGCGCGAGTCAAAACGCAGAGCGACAAGCGCGGAGTTTGGATAACGAAACTTGTCATCAATAATCTCGGTAAAGCTCTGGAAGATTGTCGTGCTTGCTCGTTTTTGACTGGTCTCGTCTGCGCTAACACGCACCATCCGAACATCAACAGGATGGCTGCCGGTCAAGTCAATTATATAATCACGCTGATAGCGGTTGCTGCTCTTACCGCTGATCGTGTCGTTAATAACGTCGTTGTATCCGCCGCCGTTGTACTGAATCTGAATCTTGATATTGACGCTGTGGCCGACAACATCGCCATCGTCTTCAAGAATTTGCAGTGATGGGACGGTCAACGTGACGCGCAAACGGTCAACGTCCGTATCCGTGATGCTGCGAGTGACAGGTGAGCCGTTGGTGACTTCAACGCCAACTGCAGTTTCCCGTTCTACAGCATTGAACGGGCCAGGGATATGGTTCTGCGCCTGTGTGCCGTTGCGGGTAACAACGGTGTAGCCAGAAAAGTTGTTAGTGCCGTCAGCGTTCTGAACAGCAGTGTCGTCCAGGAAAATGCTTTTGTTTCCGTCGTCTAGCCCCTCAATCTCGCCTTCGCTAATTAGGTCAAGAACGTTGGCGAACTGTACGGACTGCAGAGTGTCATCTGCCTCAGTAGGTGTGCGATTGCCGCCACCGCCGCCTTTGCCGCCGCCACCACCAGCGCCTTGGATGTAATGGGTCTGAGTCATACCTGCACCTGATCAACGTCTAAGCCGCTCGACAGCACAGCCGATCCAACAAACAAACGCCCGTAAGCGATTGGCACGGGCATTCCCTGTCGCTGAGTATTTACAACGTTAGAGAAAGTAAACGACTCCAGCTGGACTGACTCGTCAAGCGTGCTGTCTAAATTGGGCTGCGGTGAAATTGCTTGAGCAACACCTGACAAAACTAGGAAAACACCAAGGTTTGCTCCGGCGGCAGCAAGCTTTGCTCCAAACGCTGCGCTGGTAGCCGTAAAGCCTCCTGAAAAAGCGAGCGAACCACCTTGAGTGACGATTGCAGTGGCTATTAGAGCAACACCAGCAAGAATTTGACCAGTCCCGCGCCCTGCGCCAGCGATGACAGGCGTAATGCTAAAAACCTCACGATCGCTAAAAGGCATAAACAAAGGAACAACATTTTCATCAGTAATTTTTTCTTTGCTTACTGCTACTCGATAAGCCACGCCATTTTGTTCGCTGTCACTCAACCATTTATCTAAGCCTGGGAAGTTGACGCACAACGCCTTAATAGCTTGCGCTGGCGTATTCACGTCAAACTCAAACCGGCATTGACCAAGCCGTTTGCGCAAAGCGCCATAGACCTTAACGACTTTCATGCCTTAGGCCACAGGCTGTGCTCTTGCCATAGTAACTACCCCCAAGGGTGTAAACATCCCTGCTAGACAACCGCCCCTGAACGTGATGCAGCACTTGCGAGTCCCCTAGGTAGATCGCTGCATGGTTCGGCAACGGTGAAACCAGATTCATCAAGATCAAATCACCGCGCCGCACTTCCTCGGCCGGAATCTTGCAGAACCCCTCTGCAGCAAAGTTGTCTAGATACAAGCTTTCCCCGCGCTCCCAAAACTTGTCCCGGCGGTCATAGTCCCGCAGCCGGATGCCGTATTCCCTTGCGTACCAGTCGCGAACAAGTGTGTAGCAGTCCACCACGCCGAACACAAACTCACGCCCGACATACGGCAGCTGAAAGCCTGTCGGCTCGCAATAGCCCCAACCCTCAGTGTTTGGGTTCACGACAAACCATGGCA